GCAACCTTGGCGCCGATGGCAGCCATGGGGTCAGCGCCAGCAGCAAGGGCTGCAAGGTCACGGGCCTCAAAGGCGCGGCCACGGTGCAGGATCACGCCAACTTGCTTGTCAGCGGTGATCTTGCCAGGCGTCAGCGAGGTGCTATCGGTCAGCACTTCAAAGTCGCCGGACAGGTTGGCTTTCCAGAAGGGGACGTTGATGTAGTCACCACCCTCAGTAGCGTTCAGCTCAGCCATGGGCTGCACCACGCCGGATGCCAGGAAGGCATCACGCAGGGTGGTTTGCTCAATGACGTAAGGCGTGAAAATCTCGGGGATGATGACATCAGAGCGAAGAGTCGCCATGATGAAACCTCAGGGGAATGGTTGATTGCGGGCGCAGCCCTTTGATGCCCAGCGCAGCCGGTTGCAAATATATTAACGCCCCGCTGCAGCTTTCAATCGGTTGTACATATCACGGTCGGCACGAAACAGACGTGATTGCTCGGTCAAATTGAATGACTCTTGCAGGAACGGGTTTTTGATGCCAAAAGTGGCGTCACCGTTACTGCGGCCAGATGGTGCGCCACTACCCTGTGGCTTGGGTTGCTTTTGCATCCAAGCGGGTAGCGTCTTGGCCCATTCGCCAACGGGTGTACGTTGGTAGCCATCGACGACTACCACCGTGCCATCAGGGTCACGCTCAATCTGATCACTGCTCAGCTTGGTTTTGAGCACCAAGTCGGGGTCGTGCACGATGTCCGCCAATGCGGTCACGGCTGGTGTGACCAGCTCCAACTCACGCACACGGGACTCGAGTTCTGCGATGCGCTGGTCCTTTTGCGCCGTCGCCTCACGGTACTGCTGCTCCAAAGCTTGTCTTGCTTCGGAGTATTTTCCTTGCTGCTCAAGTTCGGTTTGTTCAGCTTTACGCTTGAAATCAAGCAGCTCGTCGATGTTGACGCCATCGGGTAGCTTCGGTGATTTCTTTGCTGATCGCAGCTCGGCGATCAACTCTTGATTCTTGCGTTCTAGGGCTTCAACGCTACGTTGCAGCGCTTCAGTGTCACCAGTTGCCGCAGGCTCCTGGATCTGGTTTTCGTCGGACATGCGTATCCCGCAGGGATAGAGTGCGCTCCTACTTTACGCCTTTGCGCTTGCGTTTCTTGGCAGTCTTGGCCGCAGCCTTGAATGCAGCAGCAGATGGCCTGCCCTCTTCACCCTTGCGTGCCATGCGTTCGTTGCTGCCACGCTCAATGCGCTCGCGCTTGGCATTGATGTTGGCGTAAAGCCCAGGTTTCTTCGCCATCACTTACGCTTCCTTGCTTTTCCGGCTTTTGACAGCGCGATTGCCACGGCTTGCTTTTGCGGTTTGCCCTTTTTCATCTCGGTCTTGATGTTGGCTGATACTGCAGCCTGTGACTTGCCCTTCTTTAACGGCATCGCGCCACTCAGTTACTGATGCAAGTTTAGCCATGTCAAGCGTTGCCCAGTACTGGCTGCCGTCATCACGCTGGCATAGCACTGCAGCAATCCAATTGCCGTCAATAAGGGCTTCGACAGGATCACTGACGATCAAGCCATTTTGAAAATGCCTAAGGCTTGGCAGGTCCATATCGTTTGCGGAGCTGCTCTAAGGTTACCTCTGAGCCATCGTCACGCACTAGCTTTGCAATTGCATCGCGTGGGCCGTACTTATTGGCAAGCCGGTTGAAGTACGGCACCTTCTCTGGCCCCAGCGCCTCAGCCTGCACGCTGCGTGGCTGCTTGGCTAGCCACTCGCCATAGCTTTGATTGACCGGCACCTGGCCATCCTTGCTAGCGCGGGTTGCGGTAGTAGACGGCGGTAGGATGTCGGAATCGATGATGGGTACAGTCGTCGAGCGGCAGTTGAAATGCTGTGGCGGCATTGGCCCTTCGCCGTATTCAAACTCACGGCCATCTAATGCACGGCAGATGGCGCTGGTGCGGGTATCAAGCGTGGCGACATAGCGATATTTCTTGGTAATGTCTTGATTGGCCTCGTACACCTGCTGGCTTGCGCTGTTGGCCACTTGATTGATGCTGGTGCGCACTAGGGCCATTACTTGGTTGTCTGCCACGGCAGTCGCCTGGCCACCTGCTGCCACAAGCTGCCCAACAGTTTTAGCTTGCTCGCCAAATTGCAGGCTGCCGATTAACCGCTTGGCAATATCTGGCGTGGTTTCACCCGTTAGCAATCCTTGCCGCACCACCTGCGAAAAACGCTCAGCCTGATCAACGGCAATGCCACGGAATGCTTTGCTGACTACCTCGCCATTAGGCAGCGTGATGGTTGCACCCTGTGCAGCAGTGAGGCTGAATGTCTGCGGTGCGCCTTGCACTGCTGCGAATAAATCGTCCGATAACGCGACTACATTGAGCTGCGTCGGATCAGTAGTTACGACTGACTGCGCAAACTGCGGGCTGATTTCCACGGTATTGACCGCCGTGCGCGCACCAGCTGGCAGCGCCTTGCGTAGCTCTTCGGCTACAAATTCAGACTGCAGCTCGGCCAATCCTTGCAGCTCTGTGGCTGTTAGCTCTGTTGCATCACCAGCCCAGCCGGCCAGTGAATCCTTGAGTTGCGCCAAGATGGCGCGCAACCTAGCAGCTTTGACCGGCGCTGCCAAATCATCAATGGTACGCAGTTGATTAACTGCGTCGATGATGATGTCGTTATATGCATTGATGACACGCCGAGCCACGCTATTGCTGTAGCGATTCAGGTCAATCGCGTTGCGGTATAGCCTGGCTGGTGTCGTCATTGCATGATGCCCAAGTCTGCTGCTCTATAGCCAGAGCGAATGCTTAAATTGGCGCCGCGATGCAGCGCACTAGTCACGACTTCCGCAAATGCGTCATATCCATTTTGGCCGTCTTCCATTAGCACCACCTCGTCCACTGCATCGGGCTTGCCATCCTTGTACCAGCTAATGCGGATGATGGCCAAGATCTCATCTGGCAGCACACTGACGTGATAATCAAGCTCCTGGCGGCGTGGCCTCTTCGGTTCCATCATTATCATTAGATCCACTAGCCAGTCGGTCAGCCTGTCCAGCAGGTTGTAGGTCCATTCCCGCATTAGCCGTGGCCTCCAGTTCTTGTTCAACGTCGAAATCATCGCCCAAGACCTCGCCATCAGCCAGTTGCTGCAGCAGGGTTTCTTGGGTGATGGTGCCAGCAGTGTAAAGCTCCCGCAGACTGGTGATTTCCTGCGTGTCAAGCCGGATACCCATAAAGTCGCGGTTCACATGGCAGCTGCCGGCGGCTTCATTCTGGCCGAGGTACTGCGCATGGAACTGCAAACAATTGTCGATCATATCCTGCATATTTTGAGCAATCACCATCATGGTGCTGTCACCTTGACTGCGATTGATGCGCTTTGCTTCAGCGGTTTCAGCGGTCAACTTCTGGCCTAGCACTGCTGACAGGCCAAGCTCGTTGATCTGCAATGCAAGTTGCTCTAGCCGCTGGAATTGATACTGAAAGCTGGTACCGCCGGGTTCGATGTACTCAGCGCGGCCTTCTGCAGGGAATGCAATGGCTTCCCCAGGCCCAGCTGATACCTCTTCGGCGCTGCTTGGGAATCCATAAAACGCCAGCATCGGCACCGCTGAGATGTGCAACTGGTTATCTAAATCAGACTGGATCTGATAGGTCTTCAGATTCAGCTCGGCAATATCCTCCAGCGGCGGCCGTGATTCCATAAATCCCACGCGGTTGGCGTAGGCAACGCTGAACGGGATCTCACTCAGGCTGGTGCGACCTTCGTCCACGATGCGAAAGTCGCCCTTGTCATCCTTCTGGTGGATCTGATACTCGCCAGGCGTTAATACACGCACCTGCTGCACCACCTTCTCGCCGTACTCACCATCAGGCACGCTGGCCAGCTCCTGCCGGCGCAGCATGGTCAGCTGCTGCTTGCCTTCCTTGGCCTCAGTGCGCCAACCGAGGATGTCGCGTGGAGTGTAGGTCACCCAATACGGCCTGCCGCCGTCAGCAGGTGCATCTACCAGCGTGCCGATGTGGCCGTAACGCACCATTTTGCGTGCGGTCTCATAGGTCCACACGTTGAGGTCGTTGCCGTTGAGGTCTACGTCAAACAGCTGCTCACGGATGGTGTCTGATGTATCGATCAACCGCACCGGCTTGCGGGTCAGCATCCCAGCCAGCAAGCGCTCAAGGCGTTGGTAGTACGGCGGCACCACACTGCGGGCAAGGCGGTTGTCGTAAGACTCATCCTGCTCGCGTGGCTCTTGCGGCAGGTAGCGACGGTGCTCCCGCCGCATCCCATAAGTCCCGCCCAGCAAGTCTTCAATCAGCACCCAATGTGGCTCTTGCGCGTACCACGCAGAGTTTGCATCCTGCGCACGGGTGACCTTACGCTCTGCCGTAGGCCGGTCGTAGTGGTTAAAGCCGGAATAGACCATTACAGCGGCGCAGTCATGAATACAGTTTAAGCGGCAATCAGCGTGATGCTATTGCGGCCAATCTTGATGTCAAACTCAGCGCCGGGCTCGTAACCCATCTCGCGCAGGTAGCCGGCACCAATCTGCAGCTTGCCGTTGAATTGCACCTTTGCCTTGTAGGTCAGGCCGCGGCCGCGCTTTGCTGTCTTGCTGCCTAGGTCAACGCCTTTGGCTTCCAGCAGCGCTTCATAGAACTGCGTGAATGCCACGCGATCCTTGATGACGTAGCCGCATTCACGGACCAGCTCGGTCTTGTTCAGGTGCCCAAATTTTTTGACTTTCGACAGTAGTTCAGCGCCGGTCAGCATGAGTGCAGTAAATGGATGGCGGATTTAATATAGCCTGATGCCAGTGCTGCGGCCAGCACCTGCGTGCAATGGGTTGAACTCACGCCAGATGATGTACCCAAGCGCATCGTTCATGTGGTCGTAGCCTGCATCCTTGTCAGGTTCGCCTTTTTCGTTGTAGGACTGCAACTCAAGGCACTCGATCACCTTGCGGCAGCCGCTTGCTATTTGCAGCCGGACTTGGCCTTTGCCGTTTTCCAGCAAAGCTTGAACAGCAGCCACGCGATCACGGACGGGAGGATTGCTGCGCGGAGATTGGTTTGACATGCCATACGACTCAAGGATCTGGATGTCTGTTTG